GAACAATCCAGAGTAAGCGTACCGGATGAAATGGAAGGAGCTGTCTTGGTTTCCTTCAATCCAGTAAGTGTAGGGGTTAAAATTGTCGGGCTGGTATCTACTACAAACTTGGTTCCTGTTCCTGTCTGTGATGCTATGGAAGTAGCGTTCCCAGATGATGTAATCACCCCTGTCAGGTTTGCATTGGTGGTGACTGTGGAAGCATTCCCAGCAAGACTGGCGGTAATCGTTCCTGCGGAAAAGTTTCCGCTGGCATCCCTTTGCACCACATAGGATGCTGTGTTGTTTGATGAAGCATTAATCCCGATTGTGCCTGATCCTGTGATCGTGCCACCCGTGATGGGTGATGTGGTCGCTATGGATGTTACTGTTCCACCGCTTGAAGGTGATGAATTGGTAATAGTAAATTCTGGATAAGTTCCAGTTATTGATATACCAGTTCCAGATGTAAGTTTTACTGTTTGATCTGGCGATGAATTAGTAATCGTGAAATTAGGATAAGTTCCACTGGTTGAAATTCCAGTTCCCGCAGTCAAAACAACTGTTTGATCCGGTGAAGAATTAGTTATTGCACCAGTTTTATTATCATAACTTATTCCAGTTCCAGCAGACAAAGAAAGTCTAGCCCTGGAATCTGTGTAATAAAGATTAGATCCCTCAGTAACATTACTGGTAGTTCCAGCCATGTCACTAAGGGATAAACTTGAAATCAATACATTCGATTTTCCATCGGATGAACCAATCCAAACTTTACCATCAGCAGCGTTTACAGCAAGTTCACCAGCAGATAAACCACTGGGAACATTGGTTGCCGTATAACTTCTTTTGGGTTTGATTGGCGTAGGCATCTTTAGAAGGTTCCACCATCAATTACGATTCCAGAACCCAAAGAAGTGCCATTCAATACTTCTGTGCCATTGATATAATAGCTTTTCCCAGAAGCCAAATTAAAATGCTCAGAAGAAGTCCAAGCATCAGTGGCATCAACCCAATTAAGAGTTTTATCAGTTGTTCCTTTTAAAGTTATGCCACCACCATCAGCGGTTGCATCCGTTGGAGTTTCAACATTCCCTAGGGTGATGTTCTTGTCAGCGACATCAACTTGGGTCGAGTTAATAATTGTGGTAGTGCCATTGACTGTTAGATCGCCAGTCAAAGTAAGCGAAGTTCCAGTAGCCTCGCCAATGTTTGGAGTCACCAAGGTTGGAGAAGTGTCCATCACAAACTTGGAACCTGTTCCCGTTTGCTCTGCAACACTCGTTACACCACCTGTTGCGGTGATCGGGCCAGTAAGATCAACAGATGTCGCAAAGTCGGGGCCACCGATTGCAATAACCGAGGTGGCTACACCAAAACCATCATCTCCAAGTCCATAATAAAGTATGCGACCTGTCGATGTTTCGTTAAAGGCCAATTCAGCAGAAGCCAAGGAACTGGGAGCACCTGTCGTACTAGCACTTCTACGCTTAATACGAATCGTATTTGCCATGATTATCTCCTAAAAGTTACCACCATCAATCGTGTTTGAATTGACCCATTTTTGACCTAAAGCAAAATATCTTAAAACCTGTCCATCAAGTTTGTTTGTAATTTGCACATCGGTTAATTGTTCCAATGATGGCGATGATGCAATGGTACTAATGGTAACATTTCCGGTCGAATTATTCACGGAAATTCCGGTTCCAGCAATGATTGATGAAACTCCTTGGCTACCATCAAAAACCTGATGAACAACACCATTGGAATCACAAACATAGCCTTTTTTGTCTACAACATTGATTGCAAATTCATTAATTTCCATGTCATTTGCTGTTGGAACTGACAATGGAATATAAGATCTTTTTGGCTTTACCGGAATGGGAGGATTAGGATTCCCAGGTTCAGGAAGCATATAAATCGTATTTGAATTAGCTTGAATTAAACTTCCACTTGTAAACTGTAAATAAAAAGATCCAGATCCGGTAACAACCAAATCAGTATAAGTTGCATAGCCAGATGATGGTGCAATAGTTATTGTTCCACTTAATATTGGAGATCCAGATATAACAACTAATGAACATGAAATGTCATCACTATAAGTTGGAATTACTTCATTAAGCCAGTTAACAACTTTTACAATTGGTTGTGTTAAAAATTGATTTCCAGAAAGTCCAGCGACAGGCTGAGTTTCCATCAAAATAGAAACAGGAGTCAATGTTGCTATTTCATTCGAATCAACAGGAGTCAATCCAGTTGCTGTAAATGTCAAATAAAATGAAGCATCTCCGGTGAATGTAAGATCAGTAAATGTTGCATATCCATTAACGGCACTTACGGTTGTTGTACCCGATAAACTTCCAGAACCATTAACAATGTTGAGAGTTACTGATACCGGATTAGATGCGGTAGTAACTACATTTCCATTTTGATCAACAATTTTTACAACTGGTTGCGTTGATAATGAAACACCGGAAACAACTCCTGCTGGTTGTGTTTCTATGCCTAATGCTGATTCTTGAGAATTTGGAACAAACCAAACTAATCCAGTAAAATTAGACCACAAAGAACCATTAGTAATATTGTAATCATGTGAACCATTTCTTTGAATTTGAATAGCAAAATTACTTGGTTGAGGCGAAAGACCAGGACTAGATGCCGTTATAGACCCTTGTTTAAAAGGTATTGTTAATCCATTAAATTCTATTGATGTCGGGATTGATTCTGGATTATTTGAATCATAAGAACCAGATTCCCAATACGCTCCACCTAAACTTAACCATGAATTATAAAAAATAGGTGGATCAAAATTTGAATCAAGATATGAGTACGCATCACCAGTAAAAGACCAATATAGTGTCCCCGAAATAGTTGAGGCTGGATTCGGCCCATTATCAACTAAAAAATAAACCAAAAAAGTATCATCAGAAACAGTAGGATTGCTTAAAACATATGGATCTGCTGCTGTTCCAGAACCGGGAATTGATGAAAATCCATAATTATAATATATAGACAATCCCATTACCAAGTACCTCCATCAGGGTACACCCAAGCTTGTTCATTCTGATTGTTGTAAGTAAGCACTTGCCCGGTAAGACCACCTGGAGGCAATGGACTTATTTCAGAAGTTGCCACATTAGTTATTTGACCAAATGTATTAACAGTAATAATTGGGATGTTAAATGAATTACCGTACACGCCAGCGATTACACCAGATTGATTTAAATCAACCGAAAGAAATCCTTCTGAAGTTATCGGTTGCGATGAAACAGAAAGACTTGATGAAGTCAATCCAACTGATGTCACCGTTCCAATCCCGCTCCCTGGCGTTCCAACAGTCAAGTTTGTTGCAGAAGTTATTCTTCCATCAGGCCCAATGGTTATCTGTGGTATGGAAGAATTACTTCCATAAATTCCAGATGTAACACCAGTAGGTGCAGTCTCTAGAGTTATGCTTCCGTTTTTAGTCAAAGGCGAATTCGTTACGGTCAGACTTGAAGAAAGTATTCCAACCGATGTCAGCCCTTGAGTCGGAAGATCTATTGATACAGTAGTCGCATTAGTCAATTGACCTTTTGCGTTAACTGTAAAAACTGGGATCTGAGTCGCACTACCATAAGTTCCAGATGAAACACCAGTAGTTGCAAGGTTGGCAACTATAGTTCCTGTTGAAGTTATAGGGGAACCGGAAATGGTAAAATCAGTTGAGGTCATTGCAACTGAATTCACAGAACCAACTGATCCACCTGTGACCACTTGAAGCGGTGAATCGGAGGTTCCATTTCCGGTAATTGTATTGTCATGCGAAACAGCAGTTAAATATGTTTCTGATAAATCTGGTATATCAGTCTTGTCGATAATTCTAAATGATGGCAATGCTGATCCAGTCAAAGGGCCAGCAAGAAAAGTTTTTGCACCTGTGCTAATAAAATTTAAATCAAAAGTTCCATTAGCGGTTATAGGACTTCCAGTAACCGTAAACACATTGGGTTGTGCGGTTAAGCTTATAGACAATGATGACGGTGTAAAACTCACATACCGAAGAATGGCAACATTGCTGTCATCTAAAACAGTAACTGTGGAAACAGGATCAGACAGCGTTGGAACTGTCTGTGGTGCTGATATTGTGACTCCAACAGGATCTTCTTGAACTGTGACCCTGGCAAAGATATCGGTTGCCATTGCTGCTCCTTACGGTGTTGGTCTTGTGACTTCGGGAGATACCGTAAAGCTGCCTTGAACCAACCTGATCACTTCCGCTCCAGTCTGGATTTCCAAATCATATTTATACGCACCAATTGGAAGTGCTTCTGTATCATCGGCTGAAATATCTAAAGTGACCGTGTTATCTAACAGGGTTATTCGTCCATTTTCGGTGGTTAATTCGATTATTACAGTTGAAGACTCAACTGTTGGCCTAACTTGCATTCTAGCTGTAGAACTATTGTAATTAGGCTCAGTATTATCGGCATTTACCACCGATAATAATCGCTGGAAAGTTGCCCCCTGTTCGCAGATAATGTTATATGTTCCAGCGAGCATGAACACTCCTTATTCTATTGATTCGAGTGCCATTCTATACGGTTTTGCGTTGAATATCAATTCAAAAGGATAACTACCGTAAACAGGTTTTTTCTTTTTTGCGTTTGCTGGTGCTGGCGATTCAACATCTTGGGATACAACAGGATAATACTGTTTGTTAACCTGAGTTTGAGCCAAATTATGTCCAGCATTAACATAACTTAAGTTGTTTGGATTAATAATACCTTTTGGACTTGATGGGTATATTGCACCTGTTTTTGAATATGAATAAACAGGAATATAAAGAAAACTTAATGTGATGTCAGTATACAAAATGTCGTTTATTCTTGGCAGATCAGCAACTTGATCCAAGCTATAAGCATACACATCGAATTGGTTTTTCATTTTTTGAGTATTGGTAAACCCGGTGAAAAGAAGTTCCCCAGGCCCATATCCAAAAAACCAATTCTGATTCACCCTACCCAATGCTTGAAAAATATTAGTTGAAGCATCTTCACTTGGGTCAATGAATGAATAAGGAACGATACTCCATGTCATTTTAAGAACAACTTTTGGTATTAATGTTTTCCCATAAAACCCAGGAATACTTTGAGAATCTATTTGTTCAACATCTGAAACAAATTTAAAAGATCCACCTTTCATGGTTAAAAATTCAGCAGATGTCTCAGTTGTATAAGTTATAAATCTTGCATATTCACGAAATGGGTCACCAGAAACAACCTTTTGCTCGCCATTGTCATTGTAATATATTGCGTTGTTTCCAGATATTTTATAAGAATTAGGATAAGCCAAATTAAGCTTTTCCATTGTGACATCATCAGCAGTAAGATATGGTCTTGCTGAAAATTCTATCGTGACTTCATATCTATCATAAACCAAATAATAAGGCGGGATCGACTGCCATGAAGTTCCACCATAAGTATACCATCTCAAAAGTTCTGATGATGGATCTGATTTAGATGTTCTTGCAAAACCCAATCCTTTGATGCTTGATATTCTTTCAGCATAAAGCCATCTAAATTGAGGATGTGCCATTGGCGAGGTTCTTTTTAAAGCACCATTTTGCTGATTTATTGAAACAGTTCCAAGTGCTTCTTGGCAAAAAAGAACCAATGGATTCCTTTGATCTTCTTTGTCTTTTGGCCCCTCAACAATGAAAACCATTGTTGCCCTTGATTCACCTTCAAGGGATATCGAAGTGGAACCTGGCGAAGATCCTTGAATTCTTTCGGCTATTTTACCTTCAGTCCAAAGGGTTTCATTTCCTATTGGTATAATTGCCATGATATTTCCTATACTGGAGCTAATGTTGGTTTACTATGTGACATACCAGCAAATGGATCTTTACCTTTTATCTCAGAATTTCCTTTATTAGCACCATTTGCAGCTATCATTCCATCCCTAAACGCATCTCTCAAGTTATCCTTGTTTAACTTGTCAGATATGTCTTTCAATGATTCTTCTTGAGTTTTAGTTCCAGTTGCTGCCATGAGTGCCTGTTTTCTTATTTCGTCACCAACCCCGGCAATTGAAGTTGACTGTGCTTCTCTTACGGCAGCACCTACAGAAGAACCTTTTACAATACCTTTACCAGTTACATCTCCTGGTTTAAATCTTGTTTCATCTTTCATTTTGTAATTCATATCGGCAAATTTGTTATAAACATTTGATGCTGCTTCTCCAGCTTTTGCAAGGCCTCTGTCTCGCTGGTCTTCACCTCTTTTTTGAAGATCAGCACCACCGGATTTGATTGATTCGCTTCCAGATTCAACCGCAATTCCAGCCTCAGTTAATATTGCTCCAACAGTACCCATCATCGGAATTTTTGATATCAAACCACCTATTCCTTTGATTAAGGAAGCAAATCCTTGAACTAAATACCCTACTCCTTGCAAAATAACTCCCATGCCACTCATAAACAAACCCATTACGGTTACAATCAAACCAACAAAACCTTTAATTATTTCTCCAAGAATTTTAAATCCATCACCCATTATTTTTGCAGCATCAGTTCCAAATGTTATGGTTGAATTGAATTGCGTAAAAGATTCAATTACTTCAGCAATAAGCTGAACAATTGGATCTAAAATTATTGAAAACCCTTCTATTGCGGTTGATATTGCTTGAAACGCTGGTGCTAAAAGTCCTGCAACAGTAGCTTCAACTTGAATCAAAGGGGTTATTAATGTTTTAAATGCGTTTACTAATGGAGATATTGCTGGAGTCAATGTTTTAAAAACAAAATCCATTCCATCGCCAAGATATCGCAACGGTTGCAAAAGTTTTTGTGCTTCTGGAACTAATGCCCTTCCAATTACACCTTGAAGATCATTCATTGCCAAATTTAATTGTTCAATAATTGCTGGATTCGCCTTGGCAACAAAACCACCAAACATAGACAAAGCTTGAGATGCTGCTTTGACACTTCCTGTCAAAACAGAAAAAGCAGTTCCAACAGGGCCAAGGGCCAACGATGCAAGACCACCAACAATCCCCCCGCCACCACCTGTTGGAGTTCCACCAGCAAAATAACCAACTTTGCCCCCAGAAGACATATTCATCGCATCAATAACTGATTTATTTTCTGGTTTTTCAGCAGCAGACTTCTTTATTACTGCTTCTCCAGGTGTAAGCATCGCCGGAACAGTATCAGTTCCTTTAGGTTTAAAAATTGAATCAACTTCTCCACCGGAATCTAAAAATTGTGTTCCTGGATTACCTTTTGATTTAAATCCTAAAATTGAAAATCCAATTTTTTTAACAAAATCAAAAACAGGACTTTTCCCACTAAAAGATTTATTTATCGAAGACATTGCTGCTGAAATATTGTCTTGCAATGATTTTCCCATTTTTCCAAACATTGCTTCAAACACTATTGCAAAATTATCAACGCCTTCTTTTATGTAAATTGATTCTTGTTCAACTTGTTTTTTTCTGTTATACGCAGCTTCACCTTCTTGAGTTGGCCCAACAAGCTGATCCCTTGGTATCATGGGTTCTTCTTTTGGAGTGCCAATATAAGGGCTATAATATGGCTCAAATTCTTGTTGCGAATCAGAAAAAGATTTAGCTGCCTTCTCAACTTGCTTGTCAATATTTGGCAAAACCTGATCAAACATATCACCAAGATCATTAAACAACTGTTCAAATTCGTTGACCGCTGGCATTTCCGGTGGCATGACACTTGCCAATGCGTCAACAGCTTGCTGAAAATAAGATCTTGGATCTAATGCTGCTTGCATTTCTAAACTTAATTCTTTTGCCTGATCAGATGCATCTCCAAGCATTAAATTTATTTCAGAAATTAATGATGCTATTTCAGTTTCATTTTTCTTTTGATTTTCAATGTTTAACGAAACATTTTTAAAAACACTTGACCACGCACTAGATGCTTCGCTTGCAGAAGAAATAAATTGATTTGGTAAATCGGTTCCAGGCCCTTCTGGAGTTTCCATAGAAGCAGTAGCCAAAGCCTCCATATCCATTACAAATGGCTTTTCTTTTTTGCCCTTTTTCCCACTCTTTGCCATCGCTGCCACTTGTTCTCTTGTGACAGCAAATATATCTCCAAAACCATGACCAATATTTTCAAAAGAATTCATCAAAGCTTTTTGCTGAGATTCTATCTCTTTCCATTGTTTGACAGTTGTGGAAACACCATCAAAAACCTTTTCCCATGCTTTTGACGATTCATTTATGTCTTTTATTAATGGACTAGTAACATCAACTCCCAGTCCTTCTTTTTTCTCAGTAGATAATGCCTCCATATCCATCACGAACGGCTTTTCTTTTTTTCCCTTTTTCCCACTTTTTTTCATTGCTGCAACTTGTTCTTCTGTTACAGCAAAAACATCACCGAACCCTTTACCAACATTTTCAAAAACATCAATTATGAATGCTTGTTGGACATCAGTGTCCTTCTTTTTCTTTCTTGATAATTCGGCTTCATTTGCTTTTTTAATTCTTAAAAGAAGTTGTTCCGCATTAAAATTTGCTTTTTCCTGTGCGGTCTTAAGTCTCAATGCCCTAAGATCTTCTCTGGCTTTTTTTTCTTCTTCTTTTTGTTTTAAAACTGCCGGATCTTTAGATGCTAAAGATTTACCACCAGATACTTTTTCTGATGATGAAGAAGAACTTGCTCTTGGCCTAGATATGTTTAAAGTGGTTGTCTTTAAAGAATTTATAGCATTAAGAAGTGAATCCCTAAGATTATCAATTGATTTTGAAAGTGCATCAATACTTGTTGAAAATTCAGATGATCCAGCTTTTACATTCTGGGCAATGTTCTCAACAGCTTTGACCATATCAGAGGTGAATTCTGATTCAGATTGCAATGGTATGTCTTGTGCCATTTTTTATTTCCTTGGAACTTCACCATATTTTTGCTTCCAAGATTCAATCATCTGATTCGCACTTGCCCCAATCATTGCACCCATTTTCATAAAGTTGTCGAATTTATTCAACAACATTTCATTGTGACTAAGTTGTTTTTTCCTCTGATCCCATTCATGTGTTTTATCAGGTATTGGAATCGGTATTCCCTTATCATCCCTTTCACGGTAATACAACTCAACAATCTGCTTATCAGTTAACCTTTCGATTTCCCAAGGTCTAAGCAGATATGGCTTATCCATTAAATTAACAAAATAATTTTTTAGATTTGGAGGGGGTATTGGTTCATTGCTGGTTTTACCATTTACCCCCTCTTTGCGTTTGGGAATGATTTTTCCCTAACTATATCCATTACCGCTTCAAATCTTTCTTTTTCTGACATCATTAGTGCTTGCATTTCACTTTCAGAAGCATTGAAAATGGATGCTGATAATGCGATTGCTCCAGCCGGTGTAGACATTGCTGCTATTGATAAATCACTGCCAAATGAATAAGCACCGGAAGCAATATCCCTGGTTACAGAAGATATCGCCTCACGGAACTCAATTGGTTCAAGATGACTTTTTAAGGAAAAAACAGCATCAAGTGCCTTTTTTTCCATTCTTTTTTCAAAATCTGCCTTAACCTTTTGAGTAATTAAACCAGCGGTATATTTCTTACCGTTGAATTCAATTGTCAACGATCCTTCCCCTTCTGAATTAAGCAGATTGTTTACAGTATCTGACATATGCTTCCTTTCATTTATTAACCAACAATAAAGCTAAATTGACCATAAGTCGCAAAAGTAAGACTCATTTTCTGAATGTCTTTTACTGCTGCATCATATTTGATCGCAGTCAAAACACAGTTAGTTATCGTGTATGTGATAGGATCTACAGCACCATCGCTGTTATCATCAATAATCACAATTTCCCCGGTTGAACCAACCTTTAGACCATACCCAGAAATTGTTTCAAGAAGATCACAGGTTATTTCAGCCGAATACAATCCGATTACATGAGAATCAAATCCGTTGTTGGTAAAATTGGTTGAATCAACAGTTTCAGCTTTTGAATTGACTGAAATGTTTGTAGCTGGAACTCCAACTAAGTTGCCAATTGAAACTTTACCGCTTCGCCCTGATATTACTGCCATTTTTGAACTCCTTAATTTGAAACAGTATTAGAATGTCACATCGCCAAAGTTTAC